ACCTCGCGAAGGTCGGCCACCGGTTCCTCGAGGTACTGGTCGAACTCGGCATGACCCCGAAGGCGCGGGCGGCCGTGCTCAAGGGCGAGAAGGCCCCGGTGAAGTCACCACTGGACGAGCTGCGCGAGCGGCGGGAACGGAAGCAGGGGGCCAGTTGAGATGCACTTCAACCACTGCTGGCACTACTTCACGGTCGAGGTCGATGAGCCGGAGCATGGTCCGTACGTCCCCGTTGAATCCGCTCATCGGCGTCCGCCTCCACCTCCGCCTCTCCGCTACGAGAGTCGCGACCAGTGTTGCCACTGCGGGAAGGTGAGGGTTCGGTGACGACGACAGCGGTGGTCATGGGCAGCACCACGCCGCGGATCTCGACGCCGCCGCTGGTGACGGGGCCGGCCGGTCCGTGCGGCTGCGGCTGCTCGCTCACGCGCGAGACCTCCTACGGCTTCGACGTCGAGGACTTCGCGCGTGACGTGCTGAAGCGCCCCCTCGACCCGTGGCAGCGGTGGCTCGTCATCCACGCCGGCGAGTTGCTGCCGGACGGACGGCCGCGCTTCCGTCGCGTCCTCGTGCTGGTGGCGCGGCAGAATGGCAAGACCGAGCTCCTGGTCATCCTGGCGCTGTTCTGGCTGTACGTGGAGCGAGTGCGCCTGGTGCTCGGCACCTCGACGAACCTCGACTACGCGAAGGAGTCCTGGGAGAAGGCCGTGACGTTGGCCGAGGACCTACCCGCCCTCGCAGCGGAGATCGCGAAGGATGGGATCCGCCGCGCGAACGGCGAGCAGACGCTCTCCACGGTCTGGCGGGGCCGGTACAAGATTGCTGCGTCGAACCGCAAGGGCGGGCGGTCGCTCACCATCAACCGCCTCGTCATGGACGAGTTGCGGGAGCACCACGACTGGAGCGCGTACAACGCTGCGAAGCCCGCCACGAACGCCGTGCCAGACGCGCAGATCTGGATGCTTTCGAACGCCGGCGACGAGCGCAGCACCGTGCTCAACTCCCTCCGCGACCAGGCGATCGAGGGCCTCGACGAGAGCCTCGGCATCTTCGAGTGGTCCTCGCCCGACCCGATGGAGGCCGACGACCCCGAAGCGCTCGCCATGGCGAATCCCAGCCTCGGTCGCCGGATGATGATCGAGAACCTCCTCGGCGAGGCGCGGGCAGCGAAGGCTGCCGGGGGGGAGCAGCTCGCCTCGTTCCTGACCGAGGTCCATTGCCGGCGTGTCGACCTGCTGAACCCGGCGATTGACCTGCAGGAGTGGGAACGCTGCCAGGACGACGTCGGGCTCGACAACCTGCGGGACCGGGTCGCCCTGTGCTTCGACGTGTCGCTGGACGAGCTGCACGCCACGCTCTACGCCGCGGCGGTCGACGGCGATCGGGTGCGCATCGACCCGGTCGCGGCGTGGGAGGGGCGCACTGCCATCAGCGACATGAGCGCTGCGCTCCCCGGGCTCGTCGAGCAGGTGAAGCCGAAGGCGCTGGGATGGTTCCCCTATGGTCCGGCCGCCGTGGCTGCCGCGGCGATGTCGGAGCGGCCCGGCTGGCCTCCGCGCGGGGTGGACGTCGAGGCCATCAGCGGGAATGTCGCGGCGGTGTGCATGGGGTTCGCGGAGCAGGTGCGGTCTCACGCGCTCGCCCACACGGGCGACCCACTCCTCGACACCCACGTCAGGGCGGCCGAGAAGCTCTACCACGGTGACGGCTGGCGGTTCACCCGCAAGGGTGCCGGTCAGGTGGACGCGGTCTACGCCGCGGCGGGGGCCGTCCACCTCGCCCGCACGGTGCACGCGGCCGCGCCGTCTGCCTACGAGTCCCGCGGACTGAGGAGGGTCTAGGTGAACCGCTCGATGCTGGCGCTGCTGCTGGTGAATGCCTGCGCAACCACGGCCCTCCTCGCCCTAGCGGCGCTGGCGGTGCTGTTCGGATGGGGGGCGTTCGCCCTCGCGGCTGTCGCCTGCGGGCTCGCGGGGCTCGTGGCCTCGGAGGTTGCTTCGTGATGGCCGCGAAGGCGCGTCGCGAGGCGCTGGCGGTGAGGCACGACGACGGATCCACGGGCTGCAGCAACTGCGGCTACCGGTTCGCGTTCGACGTGTCCATCACACCGGCCGGGAACGACCCGCGGCTCAAGTGCCGGTGCGGAGCATGGGTGCGCTTGGAACGAACCGCTAAGGTGCGTTGACGCCTCCTCGGTTGAGCCCTTAGGCTGTCGCCACAAGGGCGCGTTGCGCCCGTCGCTCACGCGACTGCCACGCTGGCTCCAGGCGAGCCACACGCGCGGTCCACTACCCAGGTGGATGCGCGTGTGCCTACGGCGACCCCGTCCCGATACCGTCACCGACCCGCGAGCTGCCGGGAGCACTCAGTGCCCGGCCTGATCTCGCGCATGGTCGGCGCGCCGCGCAACCTCGAGATCTCCGAGATCACCACGTCCGGCGACCTGGCCGAGCGCCTCCGCCGTGGCGAGAAGACCTGGGCGGGCCTCGACCTCACGGTGCAGCGTGCGCTGACCGTGGGGCCGGTGTTCGCCGCCGTGCGCGTCATCGCCGAGGACATCGCGAAGCTGCCGTTCGTGGTCTACCGCCGCGACGGCGATGGGCCGAAGGAGCGTGCGCGGGACACCGAGTTCTGGCGGCTCATCCACGACCGCCCCAACACGTTCATGACCTCGCAGCAGTTCCGCGAGTACATGACCGCTCAGGCGATGCTGCTCGGCAACGCCTACGCGCTCAAGGTCACGGTCCGAGGCCAGATCCGCGAGCTGCTGCCGCTCCTGCCGAGCCAGGTGCGCGTCGAGCAACTGCCGGACTTCCAGGTCATCTACCACGTCACGATGGGCGACGGCTCGGTGGAGCGGATGACCTCGCGAGAGGTGTTCCACCTGCCCGGCTATCGGCTGGAGATGACTGGTGGCGCGGGCATCTTCAAGTACGCGCGCCAGACCATCGCGCACACCCTCGCCGTCGAGCAGTTCGGCGCCACCTATTTCGGCAATGGTGCGAAGCCGTCCGCCGTGTTCAAACACCCCGAGACGCTGTCGGACGAGGCATACGAGCGCCTGAAGACCGACCTGCGGAGCGACTTCTCGGGGGACCAGGCCAACGCCACGATGCTCCTCGAGGAGGGGCTCGACTACGCGCCAACCAGTCTCACCAACGAGGAGTCGCAGTTCACCGACACGCGCATCTTCCTCGTCGAGGAGTGCGCGCGGTGGGCCCGCGTGGCGCCGCACAAGATCTCGCACCTGTACCGCTCGACGTTCAGCAACATCGAGCACCAGGCGATCGAGCACGTCACCGACACGCTGATGCCGTGGGCGCAGCGGTGGGAGGACGTCTACAACCTCGGTGTCATCAACGACCCCACCCTCTACGCGGAGCTGCTCTTCGACGCGCTTCTGCGCGGTGACACCAAGAGCCAGTACGAGGCCCTCCGCATTGCCACCGGTCGCCCGTGGCTCAAGGGCGACGAGGCGCGCCGAGCACTAAACCTCGAGCCGCTCGGCGGCGACATGGACGAGGTGGTCCTGCCCAACAACGCCGGCAACGAGGGCGGAAACCCTCGCAGCGAGGAGCGTGGGGCATGAACCGGTCGCGCTGGCTCACCAACCTCGGCACGGTACGTCACGGGCGCACGGAGTTCCGCGTCGAGAACGCGGCTGACGACGAGGCGGACATCTACCTGTACTCGCCGATCGGCGGCTGGTTTGGCGTTACCGCTGACGAGTTCGTCCGCGACCTCCGCGAGATCGACGCGAGCCGGATCAACCTTCACATCAACTCGCCGGGCGGCGAGGTGTTTGACGGCATCGCCATCCACAACGCCCTCGTGAACCACGACGCAGACGTGACGGTGTACGTGGACGGGCTGGCTGCGTCGGCTGCCTCGTTCATCGCCATGGCGGGTGACCGCGTCGTCATGGCGAAGCACGCCACCATGATGATCCACGACCCGTGGGGCATCACGCTCGGCGACTCTCGCGACCACCGGAAGCAGGCGGACCTGCTCGACCGGCTGGGCGACACCATCGCCGACATCTACCTCGATCGGGCTGGTGGCACGCGCGAGCACTGGCGTGACCTGATGCTCGAAGAGACCTGGTACTCCGACCGCGAGGCCGTAGATGCCGGGCTCGCCGACGAGGTCGCTGGCGACGCCGAGGCGGAGGACCGCTTCGACCTGTCGATGTTCGACTTCCGCAACACCCCTGACCACCTCAAGACACCCCGCTCCCAGGCGGAGCGTGAACCCACCAAGCGTGAGGCGGAGAAGGCCCTGCGGGATGCGGGCCTGTCTGCGTCGCAGGCGAAGGCTGTCCTCGCGGGCGGGTGGGATGCGAACGACGACGGCGCTCGGGACGAGTCGCTGAAGGAGCTCGCCGCATTCATCAACGGACTCACCGAAGGAGCACGAGCATGAGCGACGCCGTCGCCGAACTGAAGACCGCGTTCGAGCTGTTCAAGCAGCAGAACGACGCGCGGCTCGAGGAGCTGAAGGGCGGCATGCCGTCCGCCGAGACCATCGCGAACGCCGAGCGCGCGAACGCCGCGATCACCGACCTGCAGACCAAGCTCGACGCTGCCGTCAAGGAGCAGGCCGAGACCAAGATGCTGGTCGACGAGCTGGAGACCCGCGCGAACCGCCCGCAGGCTGGCGGGCGCAACGGCGCCCTGAAGCTCCGCGACGAGCAGGTGGAGCGGTACGCCGGGTTCCAGAGCATGGTCCAGAACAAGGACATCGACCCGGCGCATGTCGACCTCGACTTCATTGGCTCGTACATCGACGCCTTCGCCGACTGGATGAAGCGAGGCTCGCGGGCGAGCAGCGACAGTGTCCGACTGCTCAACGAGATGTCGGTCGGCTCCGACCCCGGCGGTGGCTACTGGGTCGACCCGGACACTTCGGGTCGGCTCGTCGAGTTCATCCGCGAGACGACCCCGATGCGGCGCCTCGCGTCGGT